ATGTAGTAAGGAGCGGCGGCGTGATTTTGGGAGGGTGGGGTGTCGATATTCGGCAAAAATACACTGCAATCTGGCAAATGTGCGATAAACCCTGCAATAATTAACATAATACAGATTATGCGAAAACAGTTTGCCCTTCACGCGCGTAGCTCGGACACTCGCAGCCCTTACCAGTACGTTAATGCACCAGTTGTTCGTCGTCATCTGTTGCACTGATAGCAGTGTCACCCCCTGCCCAGCTGATAGTAAATGTCTGAGCTTGTGGAGCGTCTTCTTTCTTGTCACGTATCCCAAAAGGTTGATTGCGTGCTGTTGTCCATTTCAAAGCGTCTATCTCTAATCTACGTCTATTGACTTCAGCATTGAGAAAACGAACATCCCCTTCCGGTAATGGCTCCATAGCTAATCTATTGATATGATCGGCGTAGTATTCAGCTTGCAGAATACGCCCTTTTCGGTATAGCTCCCAAAGGCTTTCACTGGCAGCTACTGCCCTTGTAACCGCTCTATAGCTTGGCATGTCTTTGCTTTTAGTAATGTCTACAAGCGTCTCGCCTTGCGCTAGCCTGTCTATTATCTTTTCCATAACTTTTATATTTACCGTTCTACTCATTCCTGGCCTTCTAAAAATGCCCCCAATAAAGGGGGCTAGTTAAAGACGGATAACTATAACAGTTATCGGGGCCGAGGTCTGACCCTAACACCATGATAAACTATAACAATTTATAACACAATATAACTTTTTAAAATTACCTATTGACATTTTGTGTCAAATGATTATCTTAACCTCAGACAACAGAAAAGAGGTCAAAACAATGTCAAAAGCAAATGAAGTATTAAACGAAATAGCTCAAACAGTAATTAACATGATGAACGAACACGGTTCAAACTGGACTAAACCTTGGAAAGATGCAGTTCATGTACACGGTGAACCAGTAAGTGCTAAACAGCGAGCTTATACTGGTATCAATAGAATAAGTTTGGGTTTAGCTGTTTCCCTGTCAGGTCATAAATCACCTGTATTCGCAACCTACAAACAATGGAAGTCTTTAGGAGCTAACGTCAAAAAAGGTTCTAAAGGTTACAAAGTTATCTTTTACAAAACTATCATTGTTAAAGATGAAGAAACAGAAAAAGACAGGGCTTTACCATGTGCTAAAGTTTACACTGTGTTCAACAGCGATCAAGTTGAAAACTGGAACGGTTCATGGCTAGACACTGAGATTGAAGAATATGAACAACAGTGGAGTGATATTGAAGACGTTGACAAGTTCATTGCTTCAATAGGTGCGAACATCACACTAGACAACTCAAACGCTGCCTTTTACAGACCGTCAACTGACTCAATACACATGCCAAACAAAGCACAATTCAATGATGCTCAAGGCTACTATGGAACGCTATTTCATGAGCTTGTACACTGGACAGGGCATGAGACACGCGAGAATCGAAAAATGGGTACTCGCTTTGGTTCAGACCGTTATGCTTTTGAAGAATTGGTTGCTGAGTTAGGCGGTGCAATGTTAAGCGGTTTAACTAAGGTAGAGGCTACTCCAAGAGAGGATCACGCGATTTATCTTAACAATTGGATACAATGTTTACGTGATAATCCTAAAGCTATTCAGAAGGCTGCAAGTCTAGCTGAGAAAGCATCGCAATTTATTATCAATAGTGCGAGTGCTGAACCTACTAAACAGGCTGCTTAAACTATCGCTTAGTAGCGTCTTAGGGCGCTACCTTGCCATACTTTAAGTATGATTAACCAAAACAAAGAGAGGTCAATATGTCTTACAATTTAAAACCAGAAACAAACCCAACAGGGACGACTAAAGAACAGCAGATTGCATTACGTGATGCGCTCGACAAAGCAGGTGTTTTTCATTTCCGTCAAAATTCATCTTACAAACCTAAGTATTCTGCACAGAATGCCCTAGCAGGTAAATCACACTATGTTGATGATCAAACACTACGTCTTTTTAATGCCAAGGTGCTTGATGCAGGTCCAATTTTAGAGGGTTTGTTTTATTTCATTCGTGAAAGTAAAAGCAACGGTTTTTATCACGTTGAACGCATCCACGACTACAAATATTTTGACATTTGGGGCAACACTGTTCGAGAAATGGATAAAAAGTCAGAGCGTGACGAATGCTATTCAACATCTCAGCTTGCTAAGTCTGAACAGCGTTGGTTCGATGTAAACCCTCTTGAATACTACAGCAGGGAACTTGCCCGACGTGCGGTACAAAAGCAAGCCGAGGTTGAACGTTATAAAAAAGCAGATGCAACAGCCTTTAGTATTTACAGCGGCAAGAGAGGATAAACAATGAAACTATTCATAGAAATTTTAGGTGCAATAAGTATCTTTGCAATCTTTTTTGGATTGCTTGTCATTCACTACGGTTTAGGAGGTTAAACATGCCATTTCACAGCAAAGATTTTCCATATCAGGAAATAAAAACAAAAGACGGTGACTATTTCAGCACTGTGCAAGAAGCTAAAGACTTAGGTTTTAAGATCAAGCAAATCTGGTCTGTTGCTGTGGTTGATGATGTAGACGAAAACGGCAAAGAGTTTACCAGCTATTGTTACCAACCACCCTGTCATATCGTGAATGTTATTGGCTACGTAGCCACCAAAGAAGCACACGACCATGACACGTATTTTGAAGAACCAAGAATTTATATGGACAATTAAGGAGGTCAAACAATGGAAATTAAATTAAGTTACTACGATTTGTGCAGTGCATTAGAGGACTACATAAATAAAAAGGGCGGTGAATTTGACTTAACAACAGATTACACCGAGCTATCAATGGAGATTACCGAACAAGTGCGAGAAAAAAAGAAACACAAAAACGGACGCATTGTAAAAGATAAGGACGGTTACGAAGTTTGGGAGGTTGTCGGAACCAATACTAATTATCATGGTTTTGGTGAATGTGATGAAGTCAGCATATACATTGAATAACAAACAGACTCATAGAGCCAATGAGAAGCCCCCTACGGTGGGCTTTTCGCTTTTTAGGTACCCTTACCCCCATGAGCAACCTTTAGCCACTCCTCGAGCTTGTGAGCGAGTGCAACCTTTTCCATTGTGTCGAGTGTTGCAAACTCTCTAGTGATTTCAAGAAACCTATCAGACGATAACATAGGCCTAAGTCTACGTATGAGTTTTTCTATTCTCCATCCAAGCGGATCAGCTTGCCTACGTTCTTTCCCTTTTTTGTAAGCAGGTGACATCTTAGTCAACGTATGCGAAATTAAGTCTGCTGCCTGTGTAACACTGTAATCACTGTTAACACTGTAATCACTAGTGTTATTATGTATATTATTTATAGTTTCACTGTAATCACTGTTAACACTGTAATCACTGTTAGTACTAACACTGTAATCACTAGTGTTATCTCGGCCTAGCGGCCTCGCGTTAGCGTACTTCTTTATTGGCATTTGTCAACCCCTTATTTTGTAAGTCTACGTAGTGCCTTCGAACCTGGTGCCAACACTCCTGATTGTCAGCACAAATTAGCTCTTTACTAAGCAAGATAATCCACCCACCCTTGTTTAAATCATACGGCATTTTGCATGACCAGCAGTAAGCTATTCTAGGTTTCTTCTTCCCCATCTTTTATGCTCTCCACAAGCTGTATTCTTTCTCCAATCCAACGCATGACAGGCACAGCCATAGAGTTACCGATAGCTTTGTATCGAGGTCCGTCTGGGCATTGTTCTGCGTCTTTGTTTCGGTAAGGTATCTGCGTAAAATTATCTGAAAAACCTTGCAGCCGTTCACATTCTTTGGGCGTTAGTCTTCTGACTTTCATATCGTGAGCAACGCCGTGTCTATCTGCACTCGTTAAGTTAGGAGATACATTATTCATTGGAGTTGTTGAGTTACCACCGTTCTCTGGTTTACGCCCAATCCAGTTGCCAGGAATACCATATGAAACGGCTGGCGTTTTGCTTTTGTCAAGCGTGGGCGTGACATGCTCTGACACGCTGTCGCCTTGCCTTGCGCTGTTCTGTGCGCCGAAGGCTATCGTGTGGTAAAAAGCTTCTGCATTTCTTACCATT